GCATCCTGCGGATGCTGTCCACGAACCAGGTCGACGGCCCGACCGAGTCGTCGCCGCGGAAGCCGTAGAGGTTGCCGACCCGCTCCAGAACGGCCGTGAACTCGGCCGGGGTGATCTCGGCCTCGCTTCGCCCGGTGCTGTCGGTCCATTCAGTCCATGCCGCGTCCAGGCAGATGGTGAGCTGGCTGTCGTCCTGCGTATGCGGGATCTTCAGCCAATCTCGGCATTGCGCGACCGTCGGCTTCGGCATCCTGGCACCTCAATTACTCCCGGGGCGGGGCACGTGGACCCCGCCCCAGGAGCTTCCGGGGGAGACTGAATCAGGACGGCTTGACGCGGACACGGACGACGGCCGACAGGTCGACCGCACGTGCGTCCGACCGCATCCGCGAGCTGTAGCGGATGAGGCCCGACGACCGCTGGCTCATGTCGTCCACGGTGAAGGACACCGTCGAACGGTCCACGATCCGGTAGCCGCGCTTGAAGTCGCCGAACAGCACCGAGATGGTGCTAGCCGTCGCGGCCGTCGGCGCGAACTCCGAGATGTAGACCGGCTTTCCGAGGAACAGGGCGACCGCGCCGTCGCGGAGGATGTTGCCGTTCTCGCCGTTGAGGAGGTACTTGCCGCTGGTCGCGGTGGCCACAACGTTCGCCCAGGTCGCCTGGTTCATCAGCCAGACGGCCGACGGCTGGTAGGCCGGGTTCAGCTTGTAGGCCGCCTTGACGAGGTCGTCCACGGTCGGGAGGCCGACCGCCGCCGTGTCGTGCGTCGTGCCCCAGGTCGCCACGAAGGCGCCCTGCGGCTGGCTGGAGCCCGTGCCCGTGGCGTAGTAGCCCTCCCAGAGGCGCGAGTGGGCGCGGCCGTGCTCCTGCACGACGTTCCCCGCGAGGTCCCAGACGGTGTCCTGCAGGGCCTCCTCGGTGATGTCGGTGTAGACGCCCGACTTGTAGGAGGTGAAGGACACCTTCGTCGTGTCCATGTCCTGCTTCGAGTACGCCGCGCCTTCGGCGATCAGCGAGGCCGTAAGCCGGCCGGAGATGATCGCGACGTCCGTGTCGGCGCCGCGGGTCTCCACGGTCGCCAGGGTCCGCATGACGGACTCCTGGTCCAGCGCCTTCACGAACTCGTTCGACAGCATCGGCATGGTCGCGTCGGCGCCCATGGCGGTGTTCGCGCTGCCGGCCGTGGTCATGGCCAGCGAGGTGGCGCGTTCGGAGCGGAAGCCGCCGCGGAACCACTCGCGGAGCTCGTCCTTCGGCTTGGAGGCGATGCGGTTGGTGTGGACGAACGGCGCGGCGACGGCGGCCGGGGCGGCCTTGAGCTTCTGGTCGAACGACGACCGCTCGGCGGCGATCATCTCCTCCAGGTCGCCGACTTCCTCCAGGATCTGGAGCTGGCGTTCGTCGGTGGCGTTGGGGTACTCGGCCTTCAGCTGCTCGACCTTCGAGCGGTTCTCGCGAAGCGACATGGTGCGTTCCTTCTGCTTTCGTGCGTTTGCGTAAGTGGTGGGGTAAGCCGCTCGGCCCGTCTCCACCAGGGAGACCTCGTGGAGCCGTGCGCCGGTGATGGTTCGTGAGGTCGTGCCGTCCCACGTGTCGCTGTCGGCGATGAAGCCGATGGACATCTGGGACACGACGCCGCGACGGACGAGGTCGCGGATCTCCTCGGCCCGCTGCGTGGTGCCGATGTCGGCCTCGAACGCGAGGCCTTCGTCGGTCTCGGTGATCTTCAGGGTGCCCGAGCGTTCATTCGCGAGGGGCGCCTTGTGGTCGTGCATCCACCAGAGCGACACACCCTCGGGGTCGGGCTTCAGGGCGCCGCGCTTGATCCGCTCGCGGAACGTGCGGCCACGCTCGGTGATGAGGTGGGACCACGAATCCCAGACCGCGGCGAGGCCGCGGATCTTGCCGTCTTCGCTGGGGACCAGGTTGGCGCGGATCTCACGCATCGGGCTCCTCCTCCGGCTGGGCTTCTGCCTGCGCGGTCACGCCCGAGATGACGGGGCGCGGCTCGTCCAGGCCGGGCCACGGCTCGAAGCCGAGCCGGCGGCGAACGTCGTTGGGGGCAAGGACGCCGACCTGGGTGAGCTGCGCGTAGGCGCGGCCGGCGGTGCGGAAGTCGCCCTGGGTGACGGGCGTCCAGTCGAACGTGGCGCGGACGCCGGGCCGGCAGAGCTTGGAAGTGATCTCGCTCTCGAAGTTCCGGCCCCAGACTTCGAGGCACCCGCTCACGTAGGCCTGGGCGACCTCGGGCTGGGTCCGGGCGTCGCTCATGTCGAGGTAGGCGGCCGGGACGCCGAAGGCGTTCGCCACCAGCTTCGAGGCCGACCCGCGCATGGCGGCAACGTCCGACGCCCAGGTGGGCGACATCTGTTCGATCTTGATCCCCTCGCCCACGAAGACGGGCAGCGAGGCCGCGCCCGGTGTCAGGTGCTGGAGCGTGAAGGCCGTCCGCATCTGGTCGCGGACGTCCGGGCGCATCTGGCCGGGGTGGCTGAAGACGTTCTTCTGCTGGCAGCCGGCCTTGGCCCACGCTTTGATCGAACCTTCGATGTCGGCCGCGGACTCGGCAGCGGTCTTGATCGCGCCCAGGGGCGAGGCGCCCCAGTACGGGTTCCCGATGGAGGTCGTGCCCTTGAAGTGCAGGACCGCCGAGTAGTCCACCTCCTGCTCCTGGTAGTACCAGCGCAGGGTGCCGTCGGTGTCCTCGCGCATGGACATCGACTGGCTGGAGATCGGGCGGAAGGCCACCGGCTGGCCGAGCGAGTCGGTCACGATCTGGGCGAACGAATTGCCAGTCAGAAGCGCCTCGGCGGCCATCCAGCGGCGGAAGTCCGACCCGGTCAGGTACTGGCCCTGCGCCTGCCCGGACAGCAGCTCCTCCACCGCGGGGTCGGAGACGGCGTTCCCGGCCGAGTCGCGCAGCAGGATCGGGCAGCGGGCAACGTCGCCGGCGATCAGGGAGACGCACCGCTGGACCGCAGGCAGCTCCGAGACCGACGAGGAGACCCACATGGCAGGGGCGTCAAAGCCGACGGCGATGCGTCGCTTGAGGCCGAAGAGGCTGCCGAAGATTCCCATCCTCGAATTTGCGAGGATTGCGGCACGGACTTCAAGCGATTACGTGGAACCTCCGCAGAGATTCCTAGAAACTGATCCGCGAGGCGTCTGCGTACATCGACTCGGTCAGCATCTCGCGGTCGTTCATTACCTTCACCGCCATGCAACAGGCGGTCACGGCGTCGATGTTTGAGCTGCTGCGCCCCTTGCTCGGCACGAACAGGCCCGTGTCACCGGGCCGGAGCCGGGTGTGTGCGAGGTTGGCGCGGATCACCGGGTCGTCGTCGAAGCGGATTCGCTTGCCCCGAATCATGTCGGCCCACACCGCCCAGGCGGAACCCATGAAGACGGTGTTCTGCGGCGCCCTGCTCCATTGCCAGCCGTGCCGCTTCTCCATCGAATCGCACCACGCGGCCGCCTTGCCGGCGGGGTCGGCGACGAAGAACTTCAGGTCGACGTGCCGGGCGATGGCTTCGAGCTGGCGTTCGATCACGCTGTAGTCGACCGTCGGGCCGACGACCGTGATGAGCCCCTTGTCCCGCCACTCGCGCAGGGGCTGCCGGCTGCGGACCTCGTCGGCGGCGATGTCGTTTCCCGCCCAGTAGTGCCAGCTGCGGGACAGGAGCCGGGTGCCGTCCCAGACGGCGACGTTCAGGCTGGTGAGGTCGAACTGTGAGCCCATGCCCCATCCGCCCTGGCTGAAGTCGACGGCCACCACGGCCGGGAGCCCCGCCGCCTGGGCGAGATCCCACGGCTCCACGCAGGCGTCGTACAGCCCGAGCGGCAGCCCGCCGGCGAGGTCGTCCGCGAAGGTCGCCAGCTGCTGCGTGTACCACTCCTCGCGGTCGGCCGGCTTGCCGCTCTGGAGCAGCTGCGACATGACGAATCGGTATTCGGCCTCCGTCTGGTGGACCCCCATCGTCGGGCAGGCCTTCACCCAGGCAGCCGGGTCGTCCGGGGCGTCCGATGCGTCGATGCCGTAGATCATTCCGACGGTCGACAGGGGAAGCTCCTCGCCCGCGTCGTAGGCCCGTTCGATGCCGCGGATCAGAGAACCGTAGGGCCGTTCGTACTGGCGGGCGTCCGGGGTCGTGATGACCAGCATCTGGGCGCCCCGCACCTTGGTCATACTGGTGATGGCCCGGGTGAGTGTCTCGTCCATGCGGGCGGCTTCGTCGCAGATGAGCAGCGTCGGCGTGATGCCGTCGGCGTTCTTTACCGTAGACGGGCGGCACTTGATCGACCCGCCCGGGTGCTTTGCCAAGGCGCCGGCGGTGCTCATGCTGCCGCCGTAGAACTCCCAGGGGCCATCCTCGCCGATGGCGTTTCGGATCAGCTGCTGGACCAGGGCCGCCTTTTCCATCTGCGTGGCGAGGACCACGACCTCGGTGTTTGTCCGCCCTGCCCTCTCCGCCTCCTCCACCGTCCAGGACGAAAGCATGGCAGCCATGGTTGTCTTCCCGACGCCTCTGGCCACCTGGAGCACCACGATCCGGCAGGCCGGCGCGTCGCCCTCCGACCGCCACGCGACCAGGTGGGCGAACACCCACACCGCCCAGGGCATCAGCTCCCAGCGGTAGACCTCCCGGGCATGGGCCACCAGGCGGTCCAGCCGGCCAGCGTCCCACGTGCCCGTCCTCCTCGCCTCAAAGTACCGCCCGCAGGCGGCCCGGACCCTCGCGTTCGTGACGGTCGACCCCTCGAGCACCGACCGGGCATAGGCGTCGGCAACGTCCAGGGCGCTGGCAGGAGACTTCCTAGACGCCCGTTTGGGCTTCGGGGAAAACTTTATAGCGTGG